GAGTGAAGTAGATGCATTATGGGCTGCTGATGAATTTATTAATTACTTTAATAGATTTAAATCTATTGAGGATTATATTCGTTATACAAAAGAGGCAGCAGTTAAAGAAAGAGGTCAATCAATTGTTTCTCTGAAAGATGAGTTCTTCAATGAAGATGTTCATCCAGAGGATATGGATTTTGAGGTTAAGTTTGTTGGAGATAGATTCCAACAATCAGTTCCTCAAGCATATTATCATGAACTTTTAACAGCAACATCATCTGCGATCATTGAAAAAAATATTCCCGGTAGAGAGTTACGTTGGATTGTTTATGAAAAGAATAGTAAGAAGATAATTGGATTTATTCGTTTTGGATCTCCAACTATTAATTCAAAACCACGCAATCAATGGTTAGGTCAGCCAGCAAATCTTTCAATATTTAATCGTCATGCAGTGATGGGTTTTGCAATCGTGCCATCTCAACCTTTTGGATATAACTGTCTTGGTGGTAAATTACTTGCATTAATGTGTGTATCTCACTTTGCAAGAGAACATCTTAACAAAGTATTTGAGAAAGATATTGGATGGTTTGAGACAACTTCTTTATATGGATCTACAACTTCTGCATCACAGTATGATGGATTGAAACCATTTATTAGATTCAAAGGTTTAACTGATAGTAAGTTTTTGCCTTTACTTCATGATAGGGCATTTCACAAACTTCATGATAGGTTCACTATGATTAACAATAATAATCCTGTGACTCCTAGTTATGTTTCTTCTAAAAAGATGAAGAGACAAACTAGAATGATTTCATGGACTAAGAACTCTCTGAAAGAATATGGTCAAACAGAAAAACTAAAAGAGTTAGATAGAGTTCTTAAAAATGCATTTGGACTTACACAAAGAAAAAGATCATACACATCTGATTATGGTTATGGAAATGTTCGTGAAGTATTACTTGGTGAACAAGATAAATTAGTCAAAGGTCAAAACTGGGATAAGTTTTATCTTGATAATATTATTTCATGGTGGAAAAAGAAAGCCGGTAAGAGATATGAAAAGTTAAAGTCTGAGGGTAGGTTTAGAACCGAGGTCGAACTCTGGACAGAAGATCAAGACATACAAATTATAAGATGAATAAATTTTCTCCAAAACATTATCAACGCGGAAAGATTCAAGTCTGGGATTTCATAGCAGATCAAAACTTAGATTTCTTTTTAGGAAACGTAGTCAAGTATGTGTGTCGTGCAGGACACAAAGATCAAGAAGGTGAACTTGATGATTTACTCAAAGCAAAAGCTTACATTGATAAAAAAATAGAATTGTATCATGGCAGAACTTAAAGATTGGTTGAACTCAGTCAACTTTACAAAAGAAAATTTGATTGAAGAAGATCCTAGTGTGATCAAAGATTATCCCCCATACATTGTAAATCGTTGTTTATCTGGTCATCTTGATACAGTCATGTTTGCCAATGAGATGAATAAGTTTCCTAACTTAGATAAAGACCTTCAATATCATTTTTTTCTAAATACACTTAGGAAAAAGAAGAGATTTTCTCCCTGGCTCCGGAAGGATAAAGTCACGGATCTTGAAATCATCAAACAATACTATGGTTATAGTAACGAAAAGGCACTAAGTGCTTTGAAAATATTAACACCTGATCAAATTAATTTTATTAAACAACGACTTGATATTGGAGGAATACGATGACGACGACCGTTGAACCAACCGTGCAATGGACTCAGGATCAAATGCTTGAGGTTGTGTTAAATGAACCAGATGATTTTTTGAAAGTTCGCGAAACACTGACCCGTATTGGAGTTGCATCAAGAAAAGAGAAAAAACTCTATCAATCTTGCCACATTCTGCATAAGCAAGGAAAATATTTTATAGTGCATTTTAAAGAATTGTTCGCCCTTGATGGAAAACATGCGAATCTTACAATAAACGATGTGCAAAGACGTAATCGCATCACCCGTTTATTAGCTGACTGGGGACTTATCTCAATAGTTAAAGAAGAGGATTGTGTAGACATCGCACCACTTAATCAGATCAAAGTATTGTCATACAAAGATAAGGGATTGTGGCAACTAGAGCAAAAATACAATATAGGAAAGAAGGGAAAAACTACAGAATCTGAGTAAGTGAAAAAATTTATCTTTGATGTTGACGGCACTCTCACAGATAGTCGTCAACAAATTGATTTGTCATTTGAAGCATACATGATTAAATTCTGCTGCAAGTATGATGTTTATCTTGTTACTGGTAGTGATAGAGCAAAGACAGTAGAGCAGGTGGGTCTTGATATCTACAATCGATCTCAGAGAGTATATAACTGCTCTGGTTCAGATGTGTATGAGAGAGATCATAACGTTTATAAATCTGACTGGAAACCATCTCGTAAGCTAATTAACTTTCTAAGTGATGAATTAGACTACAGTACGTTTCCACATAAAACAGGTAATCATATTGAGCACAGGCCCGGTGGGATAAACTTTAGTATTCTTGGAAGAGGTGAAAATAGTATGAAATATAGAAAAGAGTATGTAAAGTGGGACATTAATACCACCGAAAGAATATTAATGTCAGATAGAATTAAAAGCGAGTTTTCTGATCTGAATATTCAAATAGGTGGTCAAACTGGCCTTGATATATCTGATAGTGATAAGAGTCAGATACTCATAGATTTTAATTCAGAAGATGAGATACACTTCTTTGGTGATATGATGTTAGAAGGTCAAAATGATTATCCTTTAGCGAAAGCACTAAAAGACATGGGCGGTTATCCGCATCACGTAAAAAACTGGGAGGATACCCGAACACGACTTTCTGAGTTTATGTTATAATTAGTAGTGTGATGCCGAAAGGGTCACACAATTCACACTCGCTTTTAAAGGAGAACTATGACAAACATTTATAGAGCTAAGGATTTAGCAGAACTGTTTGATAAGATAACAACAAACAGCATTGGTTTAGATAGAACCATACAGAATTTTTGGGAAAGCACAAACGCAACCTACCCACCTTTTAATATTATTCAAGAGAATAATCATGAATCCACTTTAGAGATTGCACTTGCAGGATTCAAAAAGAAAGAAGTTAAAGTTTACACAGAGCACGGTAAACTAATCGTTGAGGGAAAGAAAGACGAGAAGAAAGAAAATGAGTATGTCCATCGTGGCATGGCTCAAAGATCATTCCAAAGAGGATGGCAACTTACTGATGACGTAGAGATTAAAGAAGTTTCCTTTGAAGATGGTCTTCTTTCAATCAGTCTTGGAAAGGTAGTTCCAGAGCATCATGCTCGTAAAGACTACCTCTAAATATATTGAGTTCGAGATGGACTTGGGGATCTTGACGATCCCCTTTTTTATGCTATAATACTATGAGAACACAAAACAAATGACAGTCAAAATTTTACTATTAAAATCTGGTGAAGATGTTGTCGCAGATGTTAAAGAGATGGTGTCTCCCGATGATAAGGTTATTGGATATTTTCTCACAAAACCATGTGTAATTAAATTGATACCAAAAACAATAGAAACTGAAGAGGGCGAAACAAAAGAAACATCAATATCAATGTATCCTTGGATGCCACTGGCAAAGGAGAAAGACATCCCACTACCAACTGACTGGGTAGTTACAATGGTCACACCCATTGAAAAAGTAGAAACAATGTACAAAGAGGACATTTTAAATGGACAAACCACCGATCAAGTTAATAATTCTGATAAATCAACAGAGGTTGATATCTCAAATTGAAGAAGTAGGCGCAGACATAGGCCAACCTGATTGCAAATTGACGGAACCATTTATCTTAGGTGAGGACAACACTCTATCACCATGGTTAGTCGAATGTACTAATCAAAGTGTTTTCATGTTATCGTCAGATAAAATTTTAACTCTCATTGATCCTAAACCCACCATACTAGAAAAATATCAAGACTTACTTAAATGATTGATTATCAAATTACTGATGTCGCTGATCACTCAGTGATGAAATTAGACATTTTAGATTTGATTAGTAATATGCCAAGTAAAGAACTTAAGACTAATGGTTTTCATGGTAATTATGAATCTATTATAAGTAACACAAATTGGGATGATCACTTAACTGTTAGAGGAGATGTATGGCCTTACTTTCTAACTCCCAATGATCAAATTAATTATTTTAATTCACTCATAAGTAAATTTCCAGATAGAAAATGGAATAGAAAAGTAGTGGATATAAGTTGGTTTAATCAATATTACGCAAACTCTGGATCAGAGCACCCTTGGCACCATCATGCTAAAAGTGTATGCGAACCTTATCGAAAAGGTTGGTGTAAAGATTTTACTAATATCTATTATGTTGAATTAGATGATAAGTCACTTACCACTATTTTAAAAGATCCTGAGACTGATGAGGAAATAATACCAGATGTAAAGGAGGGACAGATATTAAGCTTTGCCACTGATATACTACATAAGTCTCCTAGAAATTTTACTGAATCTAGAAAGACGGTGATTTCTTTTAATCTTGTTTTTAAGTAATGCGTTTTTATACTAATGTTCAATTGATTGGTAATCAGTTTCTGGTTCGTGGTGTTGAGAATGGAAAGAGATATGCACATCGTGATGAATTTTTTCCTACACTCTTCGTTAGATCAAAAAAGAAAACAAAATACAAAACATTAAATGGCACTCCTGTCGATGCTGTCAAACCCGGAACTGTAAGAGATTGTCGTGACTTTTTTAAAAAGTATGATGAAGTAGAGGGATTTGAAATATACGGAAATGATCGCTATATCTATCAATACATATCTGACAAATATCCAGAAGATGAAGTTAAGTTTGATATTAGTCAGATCAAATTGGTCACACTTGATATTGAGGTATCATCTGAACAAGGATTCCCTGATGTAGAATCATGTTCTGAAGAAATACTTGCAATCACAATACAAGATTATACAACAAAAGAGATTACTACTTGGGGTGTAAAGCCATTCAACAACAAACAAGATAATGTAACTTATCATTGTTGCAATACCGAAGAAAATTTACTTCGCACATTCATCAATTATTGGATGCAAGATGTTCCTGATGTGGTTACTGGTTGGAATATTCAGTTGTATGATATTCCTTATATCTGTAAACGGATCAATCGTGTGCTTGGTGAAAAGATAATGAAACGTATATCACCATGGGGTCTTGTATCTGAGGGTGAAGTTTATATCAATGGACGTAAGAATACCACCTTTGATATTGGAGGTGTGACTCAACTTGATTACTTAGATCTCTATAAGAAGTTTACATACAAAGCACAAGAATCATATCGACTTGACTATATCGCAAGTGTTGAACTTGGACAAAAGAAACTTGATCACTCAGAGTTTGATACCTTCAAAGATTTTTATACAAAAGGTTGGCAGAAGTTTATTGAGTACAACATCATTGACGTGGAACTTGTTGACCGTTTGGAAGACAAGATGAAATTGATTGAACTTGCACTGACTATGGCTTATGATGCTAAAGTGAACTACAATGATGTGTTCTATCAGGTAAGAATGTGGGATACAATTATCTACAACTACCTCAAGAAACGTAATATTGTGATTCCCCCAAAGAATCGATCCTCAAAGGCAGAGAAGTATGCAGGTGCATATGTGAAAGAACCGATCCCCGGAAAGTATGATTGGGTTGTTTCCTTTGACTTGAATAGTCTA